CAAAATTTTGCGCTTCATCTAGTTCCTCATAAGACATTTTATACCGAGTATAAAAGAATGAGGCCCAATGCACTAGAGGTAAATCTATTACTTGTAAAAACATATCACTTTTTGGTATATGCCAATCCCACGAGATTGGAATAGAAGAAGTATGATTTCCATATTTAGCGAATCTCTTATAAAATGCGGAAAGGATAGGGGGTAAACAGTATCCTTTCAATTGAGTAGCAAGAGATCCTAAATAATATAACCAGGCAGTTTCGTTGTTTTCCTTAGGATAATAAAGAAATTAAATGCGAACATTTAAAAACTTTCCATATACGGGAAGGAAGGGGAAACCACAGGAAACCAGGAGATTGTGTATAGGGCATGAAAGCACCTTTTAAAAAAGTACACAATGACAAGTGATAATATTGATGCAATTTAATTTTGAAACCAAAATGAAGAAATTTCATCTCAATGGAGGGGACCCAAGCAGGTGTAGATAATAACACGAGCATCCATGTAGCAGCATTAACCAAAGTATTACCTAAAGAAGTATCCATTGAGCCACTATTACGAGATGGTGATTTAGATCTATCAATTTTCATGTAGATATTATTGAACTTATCAGCGACTAAAAGTTGCCGAGAATAAGTATTCCACAAGACTGAACTTTCGAAAAGAGACATAAATTTAGAAATTATTAAAAATTCCAAATACAATGCTCCTTTCCCTGTTGATTGATCGAACATAGAAAAATCACCTTCAAAAAACATCGTTCCATAAGCCGGATGATCATATCTTACAAGTGAATCATCACCACTGACTAATATCCATATATGATTTAATAAAAATGGAGAGTTCATTTCTCGAATGCATTCAGACCAAGACAAGCCGATTCCATAAATAACTTTAAAAGATAACTCATGAATATACATCCAATGTGCGTGTATAGACATCAAAGCTTTAGAAATAGCTTTGCAAGCAGGACCAATAACAACTTGGTCCATAGGCTCAACATTAATAATTGAACGCGGAACTTTATCTTTTAAATATTCGTCTGTCTTAACAAAAACACCATAGTGCTTAGGTTCTTCATAAATACCCATATTCCAATATTTTTCATATGCTGGGCGCATTCTAGAACGAGTTTTTGGTTTCAAATCATTATACCAATCCGTAGCAGATATTGGATTAAAATATAAATGTAATAGATTAAATAAATTTGCACACACATCCACTAAATTTTTATCTTCATAGAAATTATTATACTGCTCTTCTCCTGTAGAAGGAGGTTTCTTCAATAAACGAAAGAAAACAGCAGACCACAGACTAGCTCCACAATTACTAGGAAAGTACATTTGGAATAAATCCAAAAATTCAGAGCACATATCTCCTTGTTTCTCCGGAAGAACAAGAAGATCTTTAATAAGTCTATGGGGTCGAGTACTCCATATAACATCTGGATTTAAATCTAGATCATCAACAGTTTTGGAATGTTGACAGGAGCCATAACGAATAATATCTTTACGTGGTCCACTTAATGGAAACATTAATAAAGGACCAAAATAAGGAATCATATACAATAAAAACCAATGTCCGAGCGGATAGATCACACACCCAACGAATAATCCACAACTAGAAATAGTAACATAAAAATCACCTAAAGTAACAATATAATTGTACGAAAAATGAATAATTATGGCTATAAAGAAATTGAGATTAGACAGTTTATAATGAAAATAAACACACATTAGCC